CTGGTTACGGATTATTTGAGAATACTGAAAAGTATAATGTAGATTTCATTCTTATGGGATCTGCTGGATATGCTAAGGAAGAAGCACAAGCACTTGCGAATAAGTGTATTGCGGTTGCCGAAGCAAGAAAGGATGCAGTTGCATTCATCTCTCCATATAGAGGTGCAGCAATTACTGATACATCTGATGATAGAGCAGTGAATATCAATTCAGATGAAACAATTACTGATAATGTAATCAGTTTCTATGCTCCTATCACATCGACAACTTATGGAATTTTTGATAGTGGTTACAAGTATATGTTTGATAGGTTTGCAAATACCTTCAGATATGTTCCACTAAATGGAGACATTGCAGGACTTTGTGCCCGAAATGATGCGAACAACTTCCCATGGTTCTCACCAGCAGGAACAAACCGTGGTGGAATTCTAAATGCAGTTAAACTTGCATATACTCCATCTAAAGCACAGAGAGATAGATTGTATTCTAATAGAGTCAATCCAGTAATCTTCTCACCTGGTGCCGGTATTGTTCTCTTTGGAGATAAGACTGGATTTGGTAAATCATCGGCATTTGATCGCATTAACGTTCGTAGATTGTTCATCTATCTTGAGGACGCAATCTCTGCTGCCGCAAAAGATCAACTCTTTGAGTTTAATGATGAAATCACAAGAACTAACTTTGTGAATATTGTCGAACCATTCCTTCGTGATGTTCAGGCAAAGAGAGGAATCTTTGATTTTGTAGTTATTTGTGATGAGACAAATAACACTGCTGCCATTATAGATAATAATGAGTTCGTAGCAGACATCTATATTAAGCCCGCAAGATCAATCAACTTCATCGGTCTTACGTTTGTTGCCACCAGAACTGGTGTTTCATTTGATGAAGTAATCGGTAACGTTTAATTTAGAGGTATAAGAAAAAAATGGCAAATCGTCAACAAGTAAATACTTTACCACTAAGAACTATTAGTGATTTTAAAAGTAAATTAAAAGGTGGTGGTGCAAGACCTAATCTATTTGAGGTAGAATTAACTTTCCCCTCAATTGTTGGAGTTCAAGATGAAAATGAAGTAATTGAAAATTCAAGATTTCTTGTAAAAGCAGCAGCTCTGCCCGCATCTACAGTTGCACCAATTGATATTCCTTTCAGAGGAAGAATCTTGAAAATTGCAGGTGATAGAACATTCGAAACATGGACTATTACTGTTATTAACGATACTTCATTCTCTATCAGATCCGCATTTGAGAAGTGGATGAATACCATCAACAAACTTGATAACGGAACTGGTGAAACAGATCCTGCACTTTATCAAGTAGACGCTAAAGTTCATCAACTTGATCGTGATGGAAGAACTCTTAGAAAGTATGTTTTCAAAGATGTATTCCCGACTAATATTTCTACAATTGATTTAAGTTATGAGACGACTGACACTATTCAGGAGTTTACCGTAGAAATGCAAGTTCATTACTATGAGGCATTTAAAGGTAATGCTCCACAATCCGGTGGTGAAGATATCTCCTAAATAGTAGAATAGTAGTCTAAGTTAGTTTATAATATGGCAAAACTTTTTGGTTTTTCTATTGATGATACAGAAAAGAAATCCAAATCTGTAGTTTCCCCTGTCCCCGTGAATAACGAGGATGGGGTTGATAACTATATTAGTAGTGGATTTTATGGTTCGTATGTAGATATTGAAGGTCAATATAGAACAGAATTTGATTTAATCAAAAGATATAGAGAGATGTCACTACATCCAGAAGCGGATGGTGCTATCGAAGATGTTGTAAATGAAGCAATTGTGAGTGATCTTTATGATTCTCCAATTGAAATTGAATTGTCTAATTTAAATGCTACGGATAATTTAAAGAAAGCAATCAGACAAGAATTTAAATATATTAAAGAAATTTTAGATTTTGATAAAAAGTCTCACGAAATTTTTAGAAATTGGTATGTTGATGGAAGACTTTATTATCATAAGGTAATCGATCTCAAAAATCCTCAGGAAGGAATTAAGGAACTGAGGTATATTGATCCAATGAAGATGCGGTTTGTCCGCCAAGAAAAGAAACAAGATAAGAATGTTATTGGACCGAATATTCCTGGTCGTGATGAACAAAAAAATGGAATTGCTCCAGAGATTGAAGAGTACTTTGTTTATACTCCAAAACCATCTTATCCAACTGGAAATTTGACCGGTGGTGGTGGAAATAAAGGAACTAAAATTGCAAAGGATGCAATTACATACTGCACTTCAGGTCTTGTAGATAGAAATAAAGGAAATGTTCTTTCCTATCTTCATAAAGCAATTAAGGCACTCAATCAACTCAGAATGATTGAAGATTCTTTGGTCATCTATAGATTATCAAGAGCACCAGAACGTCGTATTTTTTATATTGATGTTGGCAATCTTCCTAAGGTAAAGGCAGAACAATATCTTCGTGATGTTATGAATCGTTATCGTAACAAACTTGTATATGATGCAAATACAGGTGAAGTTCGTGATGATCGTAAATTTATGAGTATGATGGAGGACTTCTGGCTTCCTCGAAGAGAAGGTGGTAGAGGAACTGAAATCACAACTCTTCCTGGTGGTCAAAACTTAGGAGAACTTGCTGATATTGAGTATTTCCAAAAGAAACTTTATAGAGCACTTGGAGTTCCAGAATCAAGAATTGCTGCCGATGGTGGATTTAATCTTGGTCGTTCATCTGAAATTTTAAGAGATGAACTCAAATTTGCCAAGTTTGTTGGTCGTCTGAGAAAGAGATTTGCTCAGATGTTCAATGATATGCTGAAGACTCAACTCATTCTTAAGAATATTGTTTCTGTAGAAGACTGGGATAGAATTAGTGATCATATTCAATATGATTTCTTGTATGATAATCAGTTTGCAGAACTGAAAGAAACAGAAATGTTGAATGAGAGACTTGGTGTTCTCGCAACTATTGAACCTTATATTGGTAAGTATTATTCAACTCATTGGGTTCGTAGTAAAGTTCTTCGTCAGACCGATGGAGAAATGATTGAAATGGATGAACAGATCGAACAAGAAATCAAGGATGGTATTATTCCCGATCCAAGTGCAGTTGATCCAATAACTGGAGAACCATTACCACAAGAAGGTGAGCAGGGAATGATGGGTGATGTTCCAATGGAACCTGAAGTAGATGGTGGAATGACTGAAGTAGACGGCAAAGCTGCCGAGATATAAATATAAAATATACATATATTAAATTTTCATGGAAGAAATTGTAAATTTAGTTGGATCCGATTCGTCGGCATCTGATATTAGTGACAGAATCAAAGATGTTTTGTATGCGAAAGCAGCAGAACGTATTAATATTATTCGTCCAACAGTTGGCGCATCCATGTTTGATGACCAGAAAGATAATTCCGAAGGGGAAGAATAATGGCAAGAACTTTATTGGTTGGCACTGGAGCAGAAGTTGCACTAAACACTGCAACCTCTTTAGATAATGCAACGGTGGTTAGAGTTTTTAATGGAACTGCTGGAGATGCTACTGTCAGTGTTGCAAAAAGTACCACAACTGGTTATGCAAGCACTGCAACAGTGACACTTCCAACTGATCGAATTGAGTTCTTTGAAAAAGGTGCTCAAGATTTAATTTCTGCATCTGCTGCAGGAGTTGTAGGATTTAAAGTAGGATTTACAGGTTAATACAAATGAAACTTATTACAGAAGAAATTTCAAACGTAAAGATTATTACCGAAGGTAAAGGTTCTAATAAGAAACTTTATATTGAAGGAGTTTTCCTACAAGGCAATCTCAAAAACCGTAATGGGAGAATGTATCCTATGGAGACTCTTTCTCGTGAAGTAAGTCGATATAATGAGGCATTCGTCCAAAAGGGACGTGCCCTTGGAGAACTTGGTCATCCTGATGGTCCTACCGTAAATCTTGACCGGGTTTCTCATAAGATTACTTCACTCACTCAAGAGGGTAGTAATTTTAGAGGTAAAGCACAAATCCTCAATACTCCTATGGGTAAAATTGCATCTTCACTTTTAGATGAAGGTGTGATGCTTGGAGTTTCTTCTCGTGGTGTTGGTTCATTAAAAGAAGACCGTGGTGGTTTAAAAGTTGTTGGTGAAGATTTCATGTTAGCAACTGCTGCTGATATCGTTGCCGATCCTTCTGCACCCGATGCTTTTGTATCGGGAATTATGGAAGGAAAAGAGTGGGTTTGGGAAGGAGGAATTCTTCGTGAGCAACTCGCAGAGAAAACTCAGAAGAGAATTAACACTCTTGTTGACCAAAGAATTCTCGATGAACATAAGTTAAACTTGTTCAATGAATTCTTATCAAATCTTTAAATTATAAATAAATATATTAGTATAAAAAATCTAATAAAATCAAATGTCCGTTGGTAGCAATTTACAAGAAATGGAAAACGTAGTAACTAAAGGAGCTGCTGCATCTGAGGCAATGCCAAAATCTGGAAGCAATGCTTCTGGTGTTTCGACCCCTGGTCAAACTGGCAGTTACGAAGATCTCGGTGGCCCTACTCCAGAAAACTATAAAGTAGACGACAACTCTGCTAAACTCGCAGAACCCAAAATCGCAACTGTCAAAGACATTGTGAACAGGGGCGCAAAACCTGCTGAACCCATGCCTAGTGGTATGAAGGAAGAAGAGGAAGTTGCGGGTGAAGTAGTCGAAGAAGAAGAGACCACCGCATCTGCTGAAGAAGTAGTTGCCGAGGAAGAAACTTCTGAAGAAGAAGTTGTATCCGAAGAAGAGCAAGCACCAGAAGCAGAATATGACATCGAAGAAGATGTTGATGCATTGCTTGCCGGTGAAGAACTCTCCGAAGAATTCCAAGAGAAAGCACGTACCATTTTTGAAGCTGCTATCAAGACAAAAGTTGCCGAAGTTCAAGAAGAACTGAAGGCACAATACGAAACAACTCTCGAAGAAGAAGTTATTCTTATTAAGGAAGAACTAACTAGTAGAGTTGATGCATACCTTGAGTATGTTGCC